GATCCTTCTGCTCCTGATGCATTTGTACAAGGTATTATGGAAAATAAAGAATGGATTTGGGATTCTGGAGTTCTCAAAGAGAAGACGCTATCGAATATTAAAAAGGAGATATCTAAAACATCTTCTAAAGATTTGACGGATGCTAAAATAAAAGCATTCAGTAGTTTTATTTCAAAACTATAAAATTTTATAAATATAAACATGAGACAAATTTCTCAAAAATTTAAGGAGTTTTCAAATGTCAGAAAAACAAATTGAGGCTCTGGAGCAGGAAGAATTAGAAGTGAGTGAAGATACTCAAATTGATGAGGCTTCCTATCCTGGGTCCGGTCAAAATAAGGAATCAATGAGCAAGTCATCTAAATCAGTTCCTGATACAGGTGTCAATAATGAAAAAACTGATGGTCCAAAACCTAATTTCAATAATGGTGTTTCTAGTGCTAAAAAAAGACCATTAGATAAATCAGTTAAAGAAAGCAAGATGGCAATGATCAAGTCAATTTACGATAAATTGGATGAAATGACAAAAGAAGAAGTTGCCGAAGTTCTAGGTGCTTTAGATTCAGTTGAAGAAGATACTTTATCCGAAGAAGAAATTCTAAATACACTTCTAGATCAAGGTTTCACTGAAGAAGAAATTCAAAATATGACAGAAGAAGAATTAGGTTCACATATTGATGTAATTTCAACCGAAAAACATTTAGTTCTAAGTAAAGAAGATTTTGAAACTAATTTAGCAGATGATGTTCAGGCACTTATCGAAGGCGAAGAATTATCTGAAGAATTCAAAGAAAAAGCAGCAACAATATTTGAAGCCGCAGTTTTTGCAAGAGTAAATGAAGAAATTACAGAGAGAGTTGAAAAATTAGAAGAACAATACAGAATTGAACTGGAAAATGCTATTTCTGAAAACAGAAATAATATGATAGAAAGAGTTGACGATTTCATGGGATATGTTGTTAGAGAGTGGATGGAAGAAAATCAACTCGCACTCGACAAAGGCATTCGTTCGGAAATCGTAGAAGACTTCATGGTTGGTCTAAAAAATCTATTTGTTGAACATTACATCGACATACCAGACGAAAAGGTTGATCTAGTAGATGATCTATTCGCAAAAGTTGAAGACCTGGAAGAGTCTTTAAACAAAGAAATTGAAAAAAATATTCAATCATCTAAGCAATTGAAAGAGTACAGAAAATTAGAGGCAATCAATGTTGTTTCTGAAGAATTAACGGATGTACAAAAAGATAAAATGAAAAAATTAGCAGAAGGTGTAGAATTTAATGATGTTGAACAATACGTTGAAAAACTCCAATTGATTAAGGAAAATTATTGTCCAAATCATACGGAAGCAGAAGTTTTAAGTGAGGAAACAACAGAGGATGATTTAGAAACTGTTCATGAAGACAATACAGTTTTCGAAAGTAACGATACCATCAGACGTTATGCTGATGCAATTTCTAGAACCCTTAAAAAGTAATTTTAAATAAAGGAGATTAAAAAATGTATCTTTCAGAAGGTTTACAAAAAAAGTGGGCTCCTATCCTTGATCACCCAGAATTGGGTAACATCAAGGATGCTTACAGAAGAGCAGTAACAACTGTTCTTCTTGAGAATCAAGAGAAGTCCATGAGAGAAGACGGTCAAGTTTTGGCAAGTCAAAATTTCTTAACAGAAGCAGGTTTAGCAGCAGGTTCACTTCCTGATTCAGGTGGTGTTGCAAAATACGATCCGATCATGATTTCTCTTGTTAGAAGAGCAATGCCAAACTTGATTGCATATGATGTTTGCGGTGTTCAACCAATGACAGGTCCAACAGGTCTTATCTTTGCTATGAGAGCAAGATATGATTCAATGAATGGTACTGAGTCACAGTATAACGAAGTTAATACTGCTTATTCTGCTAATGGTAACTATACACAAGGTAACCTAACTCCTGGTCTATTGATTGATGGAACTGCAGGTGGTGCTAACACAGCAGTAACACCAACCACAATTGCACAAGGTGCAATGGCAACAAGTCTAGGCGAGACTGTTACACCAGCAAATATGGCATTCTCAATTGAGAAAGTAACTGTTACCGCTCATACAAGAGCATTGAGAGCAGATTACACAATGGAAGTAGCACAGGATCTAAAGGCTGTTCACGGTCTAGATGCTGAAACCGAACTTTCAAACATTCTCTCCTCAGAGATTCTTGCTGAGATTAACAGAGAAGTTGTAAGAAAGATTTATGGCGAAGCAACAATCGGTGCTCAAAACAACACAACTCTACCAGGTATTTTTGATCTAGATACAGATTCAAATGGTAGATGGTCAGTAGAGAAGTTTAAAGGTCTCATGTTCCAAATCGAAAGAGAAGCAAATGAGATTGCTAAGAAAACAAGAAGAGGAAAAGGTAACATGATTATCACTTCTTCAGATGTTGCTTCAGCACTTCAAATGGCAGGTGTTCTTGATTACGCACCAGCACTAGACAGCAACAACATGAATCCAGATGATGCTGGAAATACATTTGTTGGTGTTCTAAATGGTCGTTACAGAGTTTACATCGATCCATATACAGTTACCGATGATTCAAACTATTTCGTAGTTGGATACAAAGGTACTTCTTCTTATGATGCTGGTATGTTCTATTGCCCATACGTTCCTCTACAGATGGTACGTGCAGTTGATACAAATACATTCCAACCAAAAATTGGATTTAAGACCAGATATGGTATCGTAAGAAACCCATATGCACAGGGATCAACATTACCAACCACAACAGGTTATGATTCAGGTGCATTTGACCTAGCAAGTTATGCTACAAGACAGCATAGCAATGAATATTACAGAATCGTAAGAGTAAATAACTTAATGTAATTTCACTCCGAA